AATTAAGACAGAAGGTTTTAAAAATTGGGAAGGTATAACACGTAAGATGCTAATGCCTATAGCTCATCTAGATGACTGTAATTTCAACCATTATGCTCTGCAACTTAGTTTTTATATGTATATTATTATTAAGCACAACCCTAAATTAAAGCCAGGAAATCTAAATATACATCATATAATTTTTGAAGAAGAGGGTACTGATTTACATGGAAATCCAATTGCAAAATTAGATGAACATCAAAATCCAATTGTTAAAGATGTTATTATATACGATATCCCATATTTAAAAGAGGAAGTGATAACTTTGATTAAACACTTAAATGATAATAGATCTTATTTTAATTAGTTATGAGAGAGAAGAAGAATGACATCAAATATTTAATTTCATTAAATGATGAACAGAAGAAAGCTAAAGCTGAAATTCTTGATAGTGTTGCAAGTGCTATTTATGGTGCTGCTGGATCAGGTAAATCTTTACTAGCTGCACAAATTGCTTTAGATCAACTATTCTTATACGGTAAGAAAATAGTTATTGTAAGACCTGCAGTTACTGCTCATGAAGATATTGGATATTTGAAAGGATCTGCTGATGAGAAAATGGCTTTGTTTACACAACCTACTCACCAGAACATGTACAAACTTTATAACAAAGCTAAGATTGATAAAGAGATTACAGAAGGAAATATAATGGTTATACCAGTTGGATATACAAGAGGTTATACTTTTCTTGACTGTACAGTAATTGTTGAAGAAGCACAGAATCTTACCTTTTCTCAAACAGAATTATTACTAGGAAGAATTGGTAAAGATGAGTGTAGAATGATTTTCTGTGGTGACTCTGCACAAATAGATTTAAAAAACAAAAAAGAATCTGGTTTTGATTTTATTTGTAAGCACTTAGTAGGCATAGAAAAGTTCTGTGTTATTAAACTCAAGCAAAATCATAGACATTCAATTGTTGAAGAAATTCTTGAGGTATTTAAAAAATACCAATAATATGACAATTAGATTATTTGATATACAAAACGATGTAGTAATACCTTCAGAACATTGTTATATTCTTAAATCACTTAAGGATATAATGGATAACTATCCAGAGAATCATATAAAGATTTATCAATATCTATTTTATATGACATGTCCAAACTCTGATATTAATCCTTTCTTTTTTGTACCAGAATTAGATAAAGAAGAACTAATCCTTAAAGAGATTGATTCTGATTTTTCTACAGAAGATGAGGATATACATATTGCATTAAAGTTTTGTGAAAGAATGTATGCTACTCCAACATCTAGAGCATACAAAGGAATTGCATCTATGTTAGATAGACTTGGTAGATACATGGAAACTACAAGTATAACAGATGGTAGAGATGGTAATCTAACAGCACTAGTAAATGCTGCTAAGAATTACGAAGCTGTAAGAGCTTCATTTAAGGGTGCCTATAAAGATCTACAAGAAGAACAAAAAAGTCACGTGCGTGGAGGTATAGGCTTATCCTATGACCAAGAATAATATATGAGTTATATAGATATACCAACATTTGAAAATAATGAATATAGTATAACTTCTTTTGATACAAGAGAAGACTATAAAAACTTTGTTCTTTCCTTATTTAGGGAACCTGGTAAATATGAATTTGATGAAACATCAGATAGTTTTAATACAGAGTCTAAAAGATTTAATGAATTAGGATTTTATTGTGCTTCACCATTAAGGAGTAAAGACTATAAAACTTACTGGGATGATCAGAAAGATAAATGTAGAAAAGGTGTAATCTATAAGAATGGAGATAAGACTTGGTATATTACCAGGGATTACTACATGTGGTTAAACTTTCTACCAATCTTTGATAAAGAAGAACAAAAATTTGGTTTTGCTAAAGTAAGGGATGCTCAGTATCACATGGCTCTATATGAGATACTTGCAGAATTAAACTATAAGCATTGTGCTATCCTAAAGAAAAGACAGATTGCTAGTTCTTATTTTCATTGTGCTAAGATTATAAATCAGATTTGGTTTGAAGAAGGGGTAACATTAAAGATAGGTGCTGAACTAAAAGATTATATAAATGAAAAGGGCTCTTGGGCCTTCTTTAATGAATATAGAAACTTTTTAAATGGACACACTGGTTGGTATAGACCATTTACTCCAGATAAAGTATTAAACTGGGAACAGAAGATTTCTGTTAGACAGAACAATCAAGATGTTACAAAAGGTTTAAAAGGACGTCTAATAGGTTTATCATTTGATAAGAATCCTACAAATGGTGTAGGGGGTCCAGTTAAATACTTCTTTCATGAAGAGGCGGGTATTGCTCCTAAGATGAATGTAACATATGAGTTCATTAGACCAGCAATGGGTTCTGGATTTATAACAACTGGGACATTTATTGCAGCAGGATCTGTTGGAGATTTAGATCAATGTGAACCATTAAAAGAATTAATTTATAATCCTGATGTAAATGATATATATAGCGTTGAAACAGACTTACTTGATGATAAGGGAACTATTGGTAGATCTGGTTTGTTTATTCCTGAACAATGGTCAATGCCTCCTTATATTGATGAATTTGGCAACTCGTTAGTAGAAGAAGCATTAATTGCATTAGATGAACAATTTGAAAAATGGAAAAAAGAACTTGAGCCTGAGCAGTATCAATTAAGGATATCACAGAGACCAAGAAATATTGCAGAAGCATTTGCAGCAAGAAAAGAATCTAAATTTCCTGTGCATTTAGTTACTGCACAAACAAGGAGAACAGAAGATAAGGAATATCCGTATGAACTATTAGATTTAGAAAGAGATGCAGAAGGTAAAATCTTTGCTGAAGTATCTAGAAGAGTTCCTATTAAACATTTTCCTATAAAGAAAACAGAAGATGATAAAGAGGGAGCATTTCAAGTTTGGGAAAGACCTAAAAAGGATCCAACTTTTGGAATGTATTATGCTTCCATTGACCCTGTATCTGAGGGTAAGACTACAACATCTGAATCATTGTGTTCTATTTATGTATATAAAGCACCAGTAGAAGTTATTAGAGAAACATCTAGTGGTAAAGAAACATACTTTGAGAAAGATAAAATAGTTGCAGCATGGTGTGGTAGATATGATGATCTAAGTAAAACACATGAAAAGTTAGAATTAATAATTGAATGGTATAATGCATGGACTATTGTAGAGAATAATATTTCATTATTTATACAATACATGATTGAGAAAAGAAAACAGAAATATCTTGTACCAAAAAATCAGATATTATTCCTAAAAGATCTTGGAGCTAATGCTAACGTTTTCCAGGAGTATGGTTGGAAGAATACTGGTATATTATTTAAGTCCCATTTGTTATCATATTTAATTCAATTCTTAACAGAAGAGATTGATCATGAGACTAAACCAGATGGTACAATTGTAAAAACCACCTATGGAATTGAAAGAATTCCAGATAAAATGGCAATGGTTGAAATGCTAGCATATAGAGATGGATTAAACGTTGACCGTTTAGTATCTTTAGCTGCATTAATATCATTTGCAAGAATTCAAATTTCTAATAGAGGATTTACTAGAAAGTATGAAACAGATGAGTCTGTTAAGTTGCAGAATTCAAATAATTTGTATAAATTAAATAGTAACCCTTTTAAGTTTATTGGAAATTCTAAACAACCATTTGGTGGACAAAAAATGAAAAGAAATCCATTTAAAAACTTTAGATAATGATAACTAAAAACCAAAACAAAATCCAAATTGTAAAAGAGTTACTTGATAAAAAACAAATAACATTTGAACAATGTTTAATCTTATTAGAAGAACCAAATGAAAAAGTATCTGAAACACAAAATAGATTGCCTAGCAATGATCCTTACAATTCTTCTAGTAATATTTATAGTAATACCTTTAATGGGTATACATCTAATAGTACAGATGATTCTACCATCAAATAAAAAATAATTATGCAAATATATAACGCTCTAGATATTAAGTCAGGTAAAAAATCTGAATATAATAAAATGGGTACGCTCACGCAACCCATTCAATTTCTACCAAAAGATAAGAAAGATCAAGAGTGGGCTGCTTGGAATTTAGATTGGTTAGAATTACAAGGTCAGAAGCAACTACGCAGAAATGCTAGAAGACTAATGAAAAATTATAAACTAGCTAAAGGTCTAATTGATAAGACAGATTATATAGTTGAAGAAGATAATGATTATGCTGATCTTGTAGAGACATTAACAAAACAAGATGAATCTGCATTAGAATTAAAATTCTATCCAATTATTCCTAATGTTATTAATGTACTAGTTTCTGAGTTCTCTAAAAGAGCAAGTAAAGTTGCTTATAGAGCTGTTGATGAAATGTCATATAATGACATGCTAGAACAAAAGAGAGCTAATGTAGAAGAAGTATTATTACAAGAAGCTCAGGATAAAGTAATGGCCAGTTTGATAGAAGCTGGTATGGATATAGAATCTGAAGAGGTTAAACAGCAGTTGTCCCCAGAGAGCTTAAAGACTCTACCAGAAATTGAACAGTTCTTTAAAAAAGATTACAGATCTGTTATTGAACAATGGGCATGGCACCAACATCAAGTAGATGAAGAAAGATTTAAAATACAAGAACTAGAAGAATTAGGATTTAGAGATCTATTAATTGCTGATAGAGAATTCTGGCATTTTAAAATGATGGAAGATGACTATGATGTTGAGTTATGGAATCCTCTATTAACAATCTATCATAAGTCACCAGATACACGTTATATCTCACAATCAA